GAAGTAATAACGAATCAGATAGTAGATAATGAGAGATTTTCCAGATGCAGTTGGAGACAACAACAAACATCTCTGCTTGTCTATCGAATGTCTAATTGCAAAACTTTGGTAATCTCTTAATTTGTATTCACAAGGAAATGATGTAAGGAATTCAAAATATTCATCATTGGAGATTTTTTCAAAATTATCTCCTGTATTGTCTATTATCTTATATTCACGATCATTCGCAAATCTAGTTATCTCTGGTTTGAGTCCTGCGTAGATTCGATGGTTGTCCATGTTGAAAAGATATACATATCCATCCCATTTCTTCCTTCGATACATGGGCATGAACTGATATCCGTTTGGCCTAAATCGAAAATAATGATTCAATTCCATCTTCACCCCAGGCTCACAGTTGAGTCTCACAAAGACTTCTGTGTCCTTTTCCATAACAATCTCAGTATTCATCCAAGACCCGCTACAAATTTCCTCCAATTGATTGCATTGTTGATATGGAAACTTCTATTCTCAATCATTGAAAGTACTGATTTCAAGTAATCAACTTTACCTTTCTGTTCATTCATAATTTTTTCAGCCTTTTGAAGAACATCATCCGCAGCAACATAGTGTCGTTCCAGTTCAGTTTTTGATATACGGATGTTATGATCTGGTGCTTTTCCGTTCTTGGAAATGACCACTTCCCATCTTTGCTGAAAGAGAACTTTCCAATGAGTTTCAAGATCACTCATTTTTCGTTTCTCTTTTGAGTATATGTCTAGGTATTTTTGATGTACGTTTGGTATGTTTAAAGATTCGTTGTCCAAATCTGTATCATCAATGTGAGAGTCCTCCCCCCACATTTCCATAATTTCTTCAATTGTCATTATAAACCTTAGTTATTCAATAAGTTTTTAACCTCATAATTCTGATAACGGAATGATGCCGTTGCTTGAAAGTATTCTACATCTTGAGCCGAACTATCAAAATCTAATGCAGAAATAGTAATAGGAAATGCTTCATAAAAATGAAACTCCATTTGAGGATTCATGCCACTTGTTAATACTGTAAGAACAATAGTTGAATATCCTCCACCTCTTGGATGAAGTGGATTTGAATCTCTTAATACCCGATACTTTTCATGACCCTCCGCAAGACCCATTGCAATAATTCTATTATATATTTCAGACCAATTCTTCAAATGTTCATCGACAATAAACCGAACAGTCAATTCTTCAAACGAAACTTTATTTCCTGCAACGGGCAAAGTTGCATATGGATTGAATACATCTATACCCTCAATGGAGACGCCAGGTACGTTTACTGCCTGACAGAACCAAGTTAAGTTTGGTGCGTCTTCCATTGTCAGTCTGAAACTGATATTGGAAAGATAGTTTAAATTGTCTGGTGTTTTGTTTGATGCAGCCATAGATTCCTTTATACTATTACTATTTATTCAACAGATTTTCAAACTCCACGTAATTCAGATGTTTTCCTACGTGAAATATGTTATTGTCGAATTCTTCCTCTATCCTCTTATGTTGTCTGAATAACTCTGTAGTATCATATTCTTCAGTCATTGGTTCGTTTCTTGATGAAAGAATGATATTATCCGCAGTTCTATTTAAGTAGTAATCATACCCGATACAATATATGTCCTCATTTGGATTTTGTAAACAGGCCAGTCTCATTGCTGCGGTTGCACTTGTATATGAGTCCTCTCCACCATCTCCCCACCATTTTAATTTTTCTGTTGGCTCGTTTGGATCTATCCAATAGATTACTGAAGTTTTCCCAGTTCCAAACATGACAAATTCATCTGTTCTTGGTTGTGTTTCTAAAACTTTTCCACCAGAAGGAAATGCCATCTTTAACATTTCATATTGCATTGAAGGAAAACGATCAAACATTTTGAAGTAACATTTGTTCTCTTTAGTGTAATCATCTCTACAAATATCCCATATCATTGGGCCCTCTTTACTGACCAAATGAGTTGGAGAATATTCTTTATACAATTCATCACATCCGTATGTGGTGTGATTTTCTAGATGTTTTAAATTAAAGACAGAACGAGATGTTCCATTTGATATAACTACGATCATATCTCTCACATGAAAATGACTACAAATAAAAAAAGGGAGAGGATTTCTCCCCTCCCTTTTGAATCCCTACAAATATGTAGGTCATGAATTACATGAGGTTCGAGATACGAACTTTCCTGTAGTATTCATTTGTATTTGGCCCTGAAGCATTCAGGTTAGTTGCTGCCAAAGTACCATTACCAACTGTTGCACCTTCTGCGAATGGATTCCCTACGATTCCATAACGTGTCTTGAATGCAATTCGTGGTTGGAAACTTGCACTATCAACCGCACGAACCATTTGCAATGGAACATATGGGCAATAGAATATACCAGCATCCATAGGTGAAGAACCTTTGTAACCAACACAGTAGTATTCTGCTGCGTTTGATGCTGCATAAGGATCAACAAATACTTTGTATCGACCATTAAGAACACCTGCGAAAGTTCCTGCTGCTTCATCAACATTTAGATTTGTGCTCATTGCTGGAGCATAATCCAAGATTCCTGCCATTTGAAGAGCAGAAGCGACATCTGAAGATGTCATGATGATGTTACCTTTACCTCTACGTGTTCCCTTTGCGATAGCATTGGCATCACGTTCAATTTGCATCATTAGACCCTTGAACTTTTCAACCATCCAACGTCCATTGGAGTCTGTGTCAAGGTCAAATATTCCAGCAGATGAAGTACCAACAGCGGCACCAATCTTTGCATTGACATAAATCTTACGAACAACCTCACGATTGATCTCAGCAAGAATCTCGCCAGAAAGAATATTTGCAAGTTCTGCTTCTGCATCAAGTCCATGAACAGCACGCAAATCTTGTTGAAGTTCCATTGAATAAGAACCCTTGAGAGCTCTTGTTCCAGCGGCAATTGAAATTTTCTCGATGGAGAAGGACATTTCTTGTGAGATATCAGTCTCACCAGCATCTGTCTCCATTCCGACTGTGGATGAGTAAACGTTTGCAGAAACGTTTCCTGTTCCATCAGTATGTACTAACAAGCCAGGTACATTCTTGATGTCGCCTGTTCCTGTTGCAGCACCAGATGTCTTATCTTGTGTTGCATGACCCGCTTCGTTGTAGAATAATTCGTCACCAGTTTGTGAGTCCATTCTAGCACGTAACGCAAAAATCAGTCCTGTTGGGCCTGACATTGGTTGAACACCACAAACATCATAAGCGATGAGTTGAGGCATTGCACGTCGCACCATACTGATCAAAACTGGATCAGCAAAGTCGATGCTTGCATGAGTTGGGTTTCCGGCACCACCTGCAAAGTCAGCTGCTGTTGTAAGCCCCATGTCAGTAACTGGCGCGGCTTCCATCAGCATTCCACCTTGACCACTATTTTTGTCAAGTGCAGCTTGTGCTTCTACGTTTTCTAAACAAATCGCGGTAACAGCTCTACGATGTGCATCCTTGATCTCAGGAAGATCTGGATGATCCAGAACTGGAGCCCACTTTTTGTTTATATTTTCTTGAAGTTGCATTTTCTAAACTCCTTAAAATTGTTTAAAGTTATTATTTACGAGCAATAGCTTTGCTATATGCTTCCATGATGCTATTCATCTTAGGATCAGAAACTTCTTCTCCGTCAGATGCATCTACTTGTTCAACGTTTTCATCCTGTTTTTTGTTGTCAGGGAAATAACTCTCCTTGATTGTTTTCACTTTTTCCTCAAAATTTTCGGAATCATCTTCGTAAGAAACACCTTCTACAAGTGACTTCATCTTTTCAGATTGTGTGTCTGCAAGGTCATTGCAAACTTCTTCTAGAATCTTGTCTTTACGATATTCGTTGAGTTCAGATTTAATTTTAATATTATCTTGAACTTTGTCATTAAGTTGTCCTTCTAAGTCTTCAACTTTGTCGAACAGATTTTCTACAATGTCAACCTTTTCATCAGGCACTTCAATGTAGTGTTCTTTAAAGAGATCTTTCAGACCACCCATGAATTCTTCTGTGATTTCGCTTCTTAAAGAACTCTCAAGTGCAAGCTCATTCTCTTTCATCCACTCTTCAACTACGTAGTTGAGGTATCCGTCAACTTTGTCAGTCAACTCGTCACGGAATGAAACGATTTCTTCTTGCAGCTCTGTCTGATATTCTTTTTCCATATCTTCAACTTTTGAACTTGCGATTTCCATCACTTTTTGATGAACTGCAGCTTCGAAAATTGTTGATGCTTTGGATTTGAATTCTTCAGATAGTTCTTCACCTTCTACTAATGCATCGATATCTTCTTTGACATTAATTTCTGGTACAGAAACTTTAATTTTCTTTTTCTTTTTACCTACGGCAACCTTATCACCTTCTGGTGAGGCATCATCGACTGTTTCTCCACCAAGATCTTCGGCTTCGATAACATCCATTAGGTCTTTGAAACGTTTAGAAACATCTTCCTTTTTGAGTCCATTAACTTTATCAAAAAGTGCGGAAATCATTGCAGTTTTAGTAGTAGGAACTTTTACTTCCTCCTTCTTCACTTGCTCGTCTTCCTCTTCTTCATCGTCATCATCTTCACCTTCTTCTTCGTCATCGTCTTCTTTGACTTTAGCTTTAGGTGCTTCTGCTACGACTTCTTGAGTCTCTTCTGTTTCTTCGATTTGTTCTGGAGCTTCAACAAGTTCCTCTTGCTCAGTTTGTTCCAGAATTTCTTCTTGAGTTGTATTTTCCATAGAACTTGGTACTCCTAAATTATGGTATATTCTGTGTACATACGTTATACTGTTAATATTTATAAAATCACAACTTTGACAATAAATTTTTGAACTCGTTTAATTTCACTTCCTCGAGCTTTTTGGAAGGAGCATTTAGAATATTATTCTTTGCTCGTTCAACATCTTGTGCTTTCAACAACCCATTATCCCAAATCCATTCTCTTCCTTCCATAATACCTTCAACGAAAGCATTAGGTGCAGAAGGATCTGCGACAATATCTGCAGCTGTTGCAAGATAGAAGTCATTTTGCACAACTTGTGCATTCTTTCTGTCTGCCTTTAATGTTCCCATACCTCTTGAGGAAACACCTAGCCTAGCACCCTCATCGATAAGATTTTTAACAATCATACCATTTGGTGTGCCTAAAACTTTTGCCCTACCTACGAAATTCTTACCTTCTTTTTTCAAAGAGGTAATCATGTGCGATGCACGATCCAAATTAACAGTTGGGCCGTCTGGATGTCCTAATTCTCCAAATGCACGTTTTGGTTCAACGTACTCTCTGACATAACGATCTACTTCTTTTTCAAGGACAGGCAACGGATAAATTCTGCCATTTTTATTTTTTCGTTCTGATTGCATGAAGATACCCTCAATAAAATATTGTTTGGGTTTACCTTCAGCTTCAACTAAATCATATTCAACTGCTTCTGTAAGTTCGCAAATTAATTTCATTTTACCTACCTTACGTTATCGAATGCAAAATCCAAGATTTTCAAGAACGACTTTGTGTCTTTGTTCATGTTGTCTCGCATTTTTTTCTTGTTAGTACTATTTAGAGAGTCTAAAGTCTTTAATATAGTAGAAGCAGCATCTGGATCTATCGGTACAGATGTGCCTGATTTAAATTTTATGTCTGCTTCTCGTTTCTTTTTTACTACTGCTCGTAATTGTTTTTCAACATCTTCCTCTAGAGGTTCTTTCGATATTTTGCCTAAAAGTATACTGTCATCCTGTTCTACAGGAGTTTCCAAGATACCTCTGAGTTGTTTAAGTGTTTTCATTATCCCTTTAATGCAACAGATGCTAAAAGAATTTCTGCATGAGCAGCAAATATTTGATCAGTTGGATCTTTTTCAAGATATTCAGTTGCACCTCCTGCTACACTCATAGTACCTATATCTGTTCCACCAGATTCTTCTAGAGTAACTAATCTTACAGTTGAACCAGAATTAAAGACTCTTACACAAGTTGCTTTACTTAGGTTAGTTGCAGTACCAGATCCAGTAGGAGCAGCTGCTTGAGTTCCTTTTAGTTTTATAATCATGTTTGTACCTCCGTTGGTTCAGCTGGTGGTTCTTCTACTTTAGTTGGTTCTTGTGTTGCAACAGGCTCTTCAACTGAAGGTTCTTGTTCTACCTTATCTGCAAACATTCTAGCAGAAACATCTTGTTTTCGTGTATCTATTGCACTTGTTACTTTATCCGCAATAAGCGTATTGAATGCATCTGTAACCTTAATTGGTTTATCCTGCATTGAAAAATCTACTATGTCAACCATTTTAAGTTCTTTTTGTGTTTCTTGTTCTGCCATTCTAATCTCCAAAAATTATCTATTAATATTTATACAATTAAATAACTCTAAATCAACCGAAATTCTTCTTTCTATAGTCTGAAATGTCAGTTAATTG